TGGCCGTCCTCCTAAGACGCCAGCCTGCGGGTTAGTTGTTCTTTGATCGATTTGATGTTGGTGCATTTTCATGCGTTTTTCTATCCGTTGTCTGAATGGTTCATCGTTTTGCATACGCTCCTGAACATCAGTCGCCGGTATATCCTCTGATCCCTGTAAGTATTGCTGAATCACCTGAATAGCCACTTCGGAAGCCGCATCGGTATCGATATTGACATCCATGCCTGCAGCTATCTGGGCTAAGGCTTCGCGCTCGCGCTTAACTTCCTTCTCCTGTGCCTGCTCTGCTGGGATAAATATCCTACGAGCTAAAACGGGATCGAGTTTTTCCCCTGCGACCTGCAAAAGGCTGGCCGTATCCATCGTTCCGCTATCATCAAGCTGTTTTAAGTGTGTAAAACCTTGAATGATTTTTTCTACATGCGCGGGATCGGCCTCTAGTTGGTTGTAATTAAAGTAAAAATCAAAGCGTTCATGTGGGTCCCCTTGTTCGTAAACTTGGGGGTCAGGAACGCCAAAGACGGAGAATTTTACATTCTCCGGCCCAAACTGCTGAAATAAAGTAAAGGCGTGATCTAAAATATCGACAGCAAAGGATAGCCCCTTGTCGATAATAGCCTGCTGTTTTATCTGAATCTCTTGCTGCGAATCTCTTGTATTTTCGCTCATACGGCCAAAATAGCGATCCCCCTGCCTACGAATCTCGTTTCTGACATCGACGGTATGTGTCCCTTGATCTGGGATATCAGCAAACTGGTATTCTCTTGGATCCTGCCAGTAAGCCTGGAAAACAAAAGGTCCCCACTCGGTAGGTTCTCTACCGTAAGGATGCATTAATGGAGGTAAAGTAGATAGAGAACTGGCATCTGCGGAGGCGTCTAGCTCCACCTTTAATTGGTCTTGTAAGGCTTTACCCGTCTGTGCGTAGCCACGAACATCATATAAATTTTTACTTAATGCCTTGAGTCTTTTAATTTTAAATGGGTATTCCCCGTGCTGGTAGCCCAAAAGACTACTTTTTGCGTAAGGTTGTTTAACTCCATTGGCTACCGACTCATCGGTAAAATCGGGGTGCATGGTCGTCAGGTATATCCCCGGGACGCCTGATTCGCTGGTCAATCTCTGATAAACATGGACGATTTTCACAAGCCCATCTTTTTCTAATAGCTCGCGTGAGCTCAAAAACTCCTGATTGACGGTCTGTGTTGTCCCTAAGAAGGTATCGGTCTGTCCCTTGAGGTTGGCGATCAGGTATTCTACCCATCCGCTATCCCAATCCTCATCGTAAACTTTGCACCTTAACTCCTGTGGCGAGAGGTATTCCACCTGAAATATCCACGGAGCCTTTTGAATGTCGGTAGTATGTAGGGGGAAAAATATCTCCCTGCCCACCTGGAACGTCCTGATTACAGGTCTATCTACCATTCGTCGCTGGAAAGGGACGTCTGCTTCGCCTGTTTCCCTTAATGAGACGATAACCTTAACTGCGTCCGACTGTTTAAGGTCTGGAACTGACTGGCGCATGTCTTGAGCGAGAGCCTCATCATCAAGCCCCTCCATAATATCCATCCTTGTCTCTTCTGGGAACTGTTGGATTTGGAGGGTCGTTGTCGTCTGCTCTACCCGTTTATCGTAAAAAATGCCCACACAAGCGATGGCGTCTTGGAAAAAGTGATTATAAGCGAGCTCCATCTCATCGTAGAACTCTTTAATATTGGAATTAACCATCCATTTCATCACATTTGTGATAAGGGAGGCACGTTCAATATCATTACCTTCTACGGGGAAAGCGGTTAGAGTTGCCCTTCTCAGCGCGGTCATAAGAAGTGATACATGAGTATCAATCATCTCATCAGCGTAATAAACCTTATTGTCTGCCGCTCCCTCCCATGGCTGTGGCGTTACTCCGCTGGAGGCATGTTTCCGGTTGTCAGGGCTCTGACCTGCCCATAAGCAGCGTCTAGTGTCCGAATTTTCGTCTAACTGGCTGACATACCCCTCTAAACTAGAAAGGGCACGATAAAATTCACCCGCAAGTTCAGTGATATTGGGGCCTACGCGACCCGGAACAAGCTCAAGGGCGGCATCTCTTGGATCATCTACCGTGGAGAATGCAGACATTTCGTGAATAAATTATATTTAAAGCATTATCTGTCAAGTCCTTTCTTCTCCTTAATAGGAGTAAACGCCCTTTGTTACGGCTAATCTTCCGTCCCCAGCGAATATACAAGGAGTCACAACAGCATAGCGCAAAACATCTACGAAGTCTTTAGTGGCCTCCTCACGGGAACAATTTGTATATTCCTGCATACAATAAATAAAATTCTGACATTGGTCAGAAACTTTAAGTTTTGGGCGGTTATTTTCGCCTACTGGGTCGTCTGTATTATATTCCAGTAGGGTATTTATGGCCTGAATCCCTGGCTCTATCTCAGAATTCGTTGAATCACGATGGACTTTTGCTGGCGAATAAAAAAGGTTAAACATGGAAAGCCCTTGTATGAAGGAAGTTGTGGCATTAAGGGAGGGTCTTTGCTCCTTCCCCATCCGTGGGTCGATCAACCTTCCGAACATAATTTCATCTTCCTCTTTTTCTCTGATAAGACTGGCATAGCTCTCATAGGACATAGCCCCACCAAAAGAAAGCTCTTGAGCTCTGCCTCGCTTCCCAATTGGCATTTGAGCGGCATTTACCCACGGCTCTGCCCAGTTTCCATAAGAGGTATCCGGCCACTCACGGTAGACCCACCAGTTATTGTATCTATCGAGGGCAACCCATATCATACACCAATTACGACTGCCAGCAGGATCAATAATATGATAACGAGTAACAGGGTTCTCTTGTGGAGAGCGGACAAAGGGGATATATTTATGTTCAATGACATTCGCCTCAAGGGAAAATTTAGGAAACTTAGCGACCATCGCCTTTTCAGGTATCCCATGTAGTCGGGCGATCTGGTGGGCGATAGATTGCCCTGAATAACGCTTATAAAGGTTTTCGTATGATTCAAAAGGGTTATCTTGACTCCAGAAATGGACAATTTTGCAGGAATCCCACTTTGTAGAAGTCATTTCGTAGGGTATCTCTCGCTCTGCAATAGGGGAATACCGTTTACTATCTATCTTTGCTTTATAAAGGAGGTCAGAGACAAGGGAGGTCCACCCCTGGAGGGTAGTAAAAGTAAGGAGCAATTTTCCCTCATATTTATTAAGCCTGGAGGGGAAGGTGGCGAAAAGTTTTTGGGGGATTTCCTCATCCGCCCATATAAAATGGCAAGATGTCCCCTCGATCTTCTGTGGATCTTTGTGCCACTGGTTATAGTTGTTAAATTTTATGTAAGACCCTGTTTTATAGCCAGGGTGCTTGGGAAATATTGCTATATCCTTTGAAAACCCCTCTTTCTGTGAATACCCTAGAGCGTAATCTTTTGATGAGGTTTGGGTAAGATCCTTATATTGTTGGGGTAGGGACTCATAAATAAATTTCTGCTGATCCTCTATCGATCTATCAGAAGCGGTATGCCAGCACCGGATCTCGGCAGCAGGGACATTTAAAGCAAGCCAGACGGCCAGGCGGGCGGCAAAAGTGCTCTTAGAGCTCCGATTTCCACCAAAGATGACGATGATCTCATGGTCTTCCCATAATTCAAGACATCTCCGCCACATCGGGAGCGTCCATCCCCATTCTACAGGGTCGTGCTCCTCATTTGCCTCCTGTTGCTCGAACATGGAGTAGAGGTGCTCCACACGATCGTCGGAAGCTTTCGATAGCTTCTCTTCATCAATGCGAATAATGCCGTTATCCCAAATAAACTCTTCAGGCCACGGCTGGCCGAAGCTTGGGGATATCTGAGATGCTAGGACTACAGGGGCTTTCAGACGCCTCTTTCCTCCACGTTAAGAGCGGTTAATTCATCGCTGGCTTGTTTTATCTTGGCTGAGACTATATTACGCTCTGCCGATAAACCAGCGATTTCGGCTCTTTTAGCCTCTATACGCTCAATAACGGGGATAATCTTCGCAACTTTCTTTTTCGCTGCAACTTTCTTTTTCGCAACTACTTTCTTTTTTGCTGCTATTTTCTTTTTTACCATAAATGAGGGACAAAAGCACAACTACCCTGTCTTGTAAAGTAAAATTGAGCCCCCGAGGCAGGACAAGGTGGGGAAATGCAAATAA